ATCATCAACTTTTGGGGCCGGGGGTCCCCCTGATTTGTAAACAAAGAAACAATAAAATCATCAACTTTTTTAGGGGCTCATCCTCTTTGAGAACCCATATTCCCTACCATTGTTTACTGCTGGTCCCTGCCACGGGGGCCAATATCCCCGGCTTGGGGGACACAAAAAACCCGGGCTCCCCTAAGCCCGGGACGGAGTAGTTTCCTAAAATTTCCAGCTAAAGCCGACCTCATACCCCGATCGGGTCAGCTCCAAGTCCCGCACATAGGATATATCTACTCCGAAATTCCTGTAATATATGCCTCCCCCAGCCCCAACCTGACCGAATGAGTTAGCCGAAGCTCTCAGAAATGGGGACCATTTCTGGGACCTCGTCTCTTTGATTTGTTCCCGGACGGGGATATACTTGTATGCAAGATCCTGGAGAGTGTTGTATTGGATGGTAGCCTCCCAGTCAAATTGGCCAATTTCGGGGGCTTTGAAAAATGTTCCAGCGTATTTTCTTGTCGTATTCCAGTCCAATATTGTTCTTTTTACGCTCTCCAGAGTGTCCACTTCCTTTTGGTCCTCCCCAAAACCCTCTCCATTTGTGATTTTGGGGAGTGTTTTGTGAACCTTTTCCTCCTGGCCCTTATAGATATATATTAATTTGATTGGATTCCTAAAACCCTCCCATTTTGGAACCAAATCCGGGACTTTGACCTCCCCCTGAATTGGGGGTAAATCGACGTACTTTATAACGGTCTTTTCCTCGATTGTTTTACGCCCGATTATAAAGCCTATACCTACAAGAACTATTGTGCAGAGTACTCTCTTTAGTAAGTCCATACCGTGTCCTGCGGGAGGGTTTTAGAAGCATCTACGTGGATGAAATTCCCGTCGATGCCTATCCTCCGGATCCGCAATGCAATGGCTGCCTGGAGGATCTTCATCCGATTGGGGCCCGAGGCACACCGGATGTCCACTGCCAAACCTTCGGTGTGAGCACTGTTGCCGGACCGACCTTTTGCCTTATCGTGTTCTTTGGAACGATAAGCGCAATTGAGGACGAGGGGGATGCCTGCCTTTTCCCGGAGGTCGTCCAGGAGATCGAGAAAGTCCTGGTCCATGTCTTCGATGGAGCAGGACGGATTGCATCGCTCGAATTCTTCGGGCTTAAAATACTTACTTGTCTTCATGGCATTCAAAATCTATTTGAGTCTTCTTGCTGACTGATCTCTCCATGTACGACCGGAGAGCCCTGAATATGGGATGATCTGAGATTATAGCTGAATTTTCGAGAAAGCTCCAAAACTCAGTCCCGACTACAAAAGCAGCGAAGAAGTTGGCAAGGTTGAGACCCCCCAAGTTCGGGAGGACATACACGTCAAGCATGTAGGCCATGCCGATACCAATAATGCTGAGTCCCAACTTCCAACAGGTATCCCACATTTTCTCGCTTTTGAACACATATTTTTGATGAGCTCGTTTGTGACGTTTGTAGTCAGCAATATTTCCAGTTATGAAATCGACGATTATGGCAATACAGACACAAAGGATGAGGACCTGGACCGGGGCCAAAAATCCCCAAAACCCTACAATGCTCCCCCATATCCATTTTCCAGCTCTCATGACTTCCTCCCCCATATCCATTTTCCAGCTCTCATGACTTCCTCCCCCACATCTATTAAACTTATAATTTATTACGTCCTATAATCATTTTACGAGACGGGGACTCCTTGTATTCAGTACATGTAGTCAGTAACCGCAGAGCTTTAAGGTGATTTATAGCCTTCTCGAGGTAGGCTTCCCCGATGTTCCGTGCTTCGTTCGAGCTACGGATGATGATGTTGTCTTCTACTCGAGTGCTGAATTCACCATCTTTATACCTTACCCCAAAAGCAGTGGGATTGATTGGGTTGTTAACTATGAATCTTGAATATGCAATGTATGCAATGGCGATCTTGAGGCCTTCGCTTCTGCCATCCCCCGAACAGCCACCGTCATAATATCCGCCTTCCATGGCGGCGGTGTACTGATCTTTTGTAATGGTTACGTCCCCGTATTGGAAAGGTCCGGGGCCAGAAAAGTCTGTCTCGTCGAGCCATCTGTAGAGGTTGGCTCCTATGGCATCCACCAGTCTGAGGGTCTCAGCCTCCCGGATGTATGGCTCCAGTCTGGCCGGATCGTTGATGTTCTCGGCTATCGGCCGGACATTCCGAAGGTCGCTATAGTTGAGTATCATCGGGCATGAGTTTTATAATCTCCTCGTCATAAAGCCCATAGATGAGCTTGAGCATGTTTCTCTTCTGAACAGTGGAGAGCATCTGGTCCCGGATAATCTCCAGTACCTGAGTCATGTTGTCCTTGCCAATTCTGTCTGCTATAGACTCGCCGGCATTGTAAGTGAGAGACTGAATAGCGAAGTCGGGATTTTCCAAAGGAGCCCACCAGTACTCAAAGATCGATACGAAAGTCTCCTCCAGCTGCTGACGCTCCCGTACTGTAACAGAGTTGTAGTACTTGTAGGCATTGGTCATGAGATCAGCCCCAAAGTTAGCCCCCACGTCAACAGCTCGAAGAATGGGAGGCTGCTTGAAGGCTTGACCAATGTTCTCCGGGATGACTCTCTGCGTTACTTCGAATGCTTTGTCATAGTTCTCCCCGGAGAACCTTATGAACTGGGGCACCTCATCTTTGGACTTGCACTGGATGTACCACAATTGTGAAGTGTTCTCATCTCCTTGAAATTTGTTAAGTTCTTCTTGGGTCTCATTCACTTGAGACTCATCTTGAGTCTCGTCCTTGATGTCTACCAAGATCCCAGCTGACAAGAAGTTGGAGCATGCGTTTCTACCGGCTACATTGGCAAGTGCTTCCTCAGTTCTCATGTCCGTCATCTCAGCGATGAATATGGGGATTGGGTAAGAGGGGCTGCCTTCCGAGTCCCCGGAGAAGTAGAGGATCTGGCCATTGTAGTTGTCCCAGCCGCCAGCCTCTTCCACCTGGTTGAGAATGACCTCCGGATCCGGGTTGAAGAGGTGAAACCACTCAATGTCAGACGGTGACCACCGGGACCTCGTCTTGTCTCGGTGACCCCAATCCGGATGGTATGCCGTCCGGCCAATAAACCCATTGTCATCCGCCTTCTCCAGTCGGAGGGATTCGAATGGGATGTGGTGGATCGAGCTGACTCGGAAATTCATGTTATAGTTAACATGAATTGCAAATCCATGCCACACCGTAAAGTCTTTGCAAACCATGCGGAGGATCTTGTCAAGCTTCTCCCCTTCTTTGTTTACCCGTAATCTGTAGATCCCCGGATCTTTGAACCCGTGACCGTATACGAAGTCATTGTATATGCTCACACAGGCATTTCCGGTCTTTGAGGCTTGAACAATCTCGCTGACCGTCTGGGGAAAATCATTGGTATCTCCGTATGTCTGGATGCCATATTGCCTCCAGTCCCGGGATACGAACTGAGGAGCTGATTTGATCTGTGCAACTTTCATACTGGCGTAATTTTAATAGCAGGAGGGACGGGAAGCGACCCCGTCCTATTACCAGTCCTATTTGGACCCTCCTTTTTTGGCTCCCTTCTTGGGAGCCTCTGAAACGGGATTGACTATCCGGTTGTAAGCCTCTTCGATCTCCCCGGCAGACATTTGCGAGTCTGCATAGGCTTCTTTGATGTCTTCCAGATCCATCCCGGCGTCGATGAACTCCTTCACCTCGGTGTCGATGTCGGCGGTCTTCTCCTCGGTCTTCTCCTCGGTCTTCTCCTCGGTCTTCTCCTCGGTCTTCTCCTCCGGCTTCTCCTCCGGCTTCTCCTCCGGCTTCTCCTCCGGCTTCTCCTCCGGCTTCTCCTCCGGCTTCTCCCCGGCCGTAGCCGAATCGAGAATAGCGTGGATTGCTCCCATGGCTTTGGAGTACTCATCGAGCTTGGCGTTCAGCTCGGTCTGTTTCTTGTTCAGCTCTTCGAGTTCGGCTTTGACGGACTCGATCTGCTTGCTCAGAACCTGAGCCTGACGCTTCTTGATTTCCACGTCCTTGTCCGGCATCTCCTTGCCGTAACGAGCCATGAATTTCTCCAGACGGTCGTTCAGATCTTCGGGAACCCGTGTGAAGTACGAAAGCGCATCCTTGTTGAATGCGATGTGGTACAGGCAAAGATCCTCCGTGATGTTCCTCGGGGTGAGGATCTTGCTGAACTCCTTGTTGATCGGGTCGTGGAGCAGAGTGCCTGCTCTGAGTTCGTAATCGGGGTGTGCTACGTTTTTCATCTGTTGTTCTGTTATTCGTCTTAGTGCTAAGTCGGCTTCGATCAGGCAGAAGCCGCATCGGGAAACTGACTTATTCAAAAAGTACCGAGAAAGTTCGTCTACTTCTCGATGGAGAGCGGGGTTCTTCTCCAATTCCAATGTATGGGCCCGATAGGCTTCGCCTTTCAGGGACCCATACTTGGATTGGTAAGCTCTCAGTCTTTCAAGCATGTCAGTCATGAGTGCTACTATTTCGGGGCACCTACATAGGTGTCCAGAATGATGACATACTCCCCGTTGACGTACGTCTTCCGGATGTTTGCGTCGTCAACCTTGTCACCCCACTGAGTCGCTGTCTGGGAGGGTCCTGCGTTGTTGGTGTAGTACAGTTTGGGCGGATTAGCTGCGGCTCCCGTAGTCCCGTCTGTGAAGATGTAGTTTGCCGGAAGTCCTGAACCGGGGAATGCAACCGACACATTCGGAGACGAAGGAGCTGTGGGCATGCTCACTTTGGTGAATGCCTGACAGCTGTCTCGAGCCAGTGTAATGGGCACCAGGTTTCCGATAGGCTCCTCAGTGTCATTCATGAACTGGATCATGCCCTTTACCGTACACTCGGTGCTGCCTCCGGCAAGGAGCCCTTCGACCATGAGGTCTGTGGTCTTCTCGTCCGTGTTGAAGAGGCTCATCGGGAGCGAACCTTCCTGAGCGATGGTACCGTTGGCCAGAGTTACCTGGTAGGCGACGCCGTCGGTCATTTCGGTAGTGACAGTGATTTCGGTGAGCTCCAGACCCGAGTCCCAGCCATACACCTCGTACTTGGTGTCCCCGTTGTCTCCGGTGTCGTTGTTCTCGACGATAGCGATGACGCGGGCATTGGTCAGGCCGTTTACGAACTTCTTGGCTGCTTCCGACTTCTTGAAGATTCGGACGACCACGTTGTGCTGGTGGGTCTTGAGATACGTGCCAGCATTGATGGTGTCCGAGCCAACTGTTGCGTTGGGCAGCGAGTCGACTTCGTAACCAGTGGCACCTGCCTTGAGGATGAGCGAAGAGATAACGTTGTCAGATACAACGGATTTCGATTTGTCGACGTCCGAGTAGCTGAGGAGAATCACCCTGGCGGTGGTGCCGGCGATTGCCGGCTTACCACACACCTGGTTGGTGAATCCTGTTTTGATCTTAGAACAATCAAGTCCTGGCATTTTCTTAGATTTTTGAGGGTTAGATACCTACCGAGAACAGATCCGGGTTAGTGAGCTTGGCATCCGCCCGGCCCATGAGTTCTACGTATACTACGCGGTCTTTGTACTCGTACCAGATCCGCATCTTCTCGAAGCTGTCGATTGCATCAACACCTATGCCGAGGACGCTCTTCGAGGTGAAGAGGATTCGATGGGGGTTGTTGAGCTTCGTGCCAGTGTCTTCCGACGTAGCGATGATCTTGTCCCAGATGGGCATTGCGATGACAGGGATGCCATTGAAGCTGAGAGCCTCCATGCCATTCAGCAGAGCTAAGCGAGCCGACTCGAGGCAGCAAGCGTCCATAAGAGACTGCTGATAGGCATCGTAGACAGACTGGGTAACGAGGATAAATTTGTCAGACTGCTGACGGAGCAGAAGCGGGGCACTGAACACGACCGACTGAATGTATTCCTTTGCCTTGGCCGGAGTAAGCTTCTGAGCTGCATAAGATGCCCCAGCATTTTCCGTAATGGTGGCTCCGCGCTGGGACGGATTGGCTGTAACCTGGGCGGTAATCTGTTTCCAGAAACCATTGATGATGGTGAAAAATTTCAGGTCGAGACCATCCGTAATGATACCGCTGTCGGTAACGTTCTTGGCGTCCTTGTCGTTGAACCAGAACAGGCGGTACCAGAAATCCATAATGGATCGCTCCAGAACCTCGATGACAATGTTCATGTAGTCCGTGTCCGTGAAGTCCGGAATGTCGACGCCGGTGCGGAGAGAGTAAATAGTTGCCGACTGTTGGAGGTCAGTGTAACACTGGGACAGAAGGATCTCCCAGATACCGGGCTCCCATTTCAGCTTGCGGGTGTTGATGTTCCACGGCTGAGGAGTCGGGTTACACCCGGTGTTGACCACGCCGACCATGCCGCCCTCGCCGATGTAACCCACCTCAGTGTTAGTGACGATGTCGGGGAAGACTGTGTGAATGGAGTTGATGTCAGGACCCTGAATGGTGTCCTCCATAATCATCTCCGAGATTGCCTGAATGACACGTCCACAAAAAGTGAACTTGTCCATGTCAAGAAATCCGCCTTTTTTAGCTGCCATAGTTCTTAAAGTTTTTGAGTTTGACTACTTGAGAATCTTTTTGGCAGCGTTGACCTTCTGGAGCTTTTCGCGAGCTTCGTTCTTGAGGTCAGCTGCCGAGGGTTCGGGCTTCTTTCCTCCGGGCAGAACCGTCTTGCGGTTCTTCGGGCGGTAGTTGCTACCACGGAGGTTGCGGAGTTCGTTCTCCTGCTCCTCGATGAGGTTCGTTGCCTCGTCGAGCATCGCCTCCAGTGCTGCAACGCGGTCCTCGAGAGACTCGGTGTCCTCCATCTCGATGCTGGTGACGATGTTGTCCTCGACAGTAACCACCCGGCCGTCTTCCAGAACGACAGTGCCCGACGTCTCGCCGTTGGCGAGAGTTGCCTCTACACCTTCGGCCAGATTGTCCTCTTCACCTACGGTCTGGAGAACGACCTGACCCTCAGCATCCAGATAGTCGAAGTTGGCGGGAGAGCCTTTCTTGCCATTCCGGAATGCCTTGACTTTGCTCATGAATTTTTCATAAGCGCTTTTTTCGTTTTTTGCCATAGCATTAAAAATTTGGTTTGTGTTGTATGAATTGATTTTGGAAATGAATCCCAAGTCAAGAAGTGATTTGGCATCATGGATGCGCTCCTCATGCATGACATTGCGGAGCCGTTCCCGGTCCTGACCTGTCCTCTCAACGTACACGTCGAGAATAGCCTCCTCCTCCAGAGCAAGCTCCTCGGCAATGCTGCGAGCATCGTCGGAAGTGAGCCAATCCCCGACAGGCATGTATACCCGGTGGATGAGTGCCCGGCAATTCCTGTTTGCCGACCGGTTCTCTGCCGGAGCTGCCAACAGGATGCACACTGCCATCGAGTGGCATCCCCCGACAATATTTGTGTATATAGTCCTCCCACTCATGCGAAGAAGGTCATAAATCTTGAAGCCCTCCTCAACAGAGCCCCCGTCACAGTCAATGTTGATGCACACCTCCTGTTCGTCGGGGTGTTCATCAAGTACCCGGCGGAAGGTCTCCACGGAACAGATCTCTGAGGTCCCGCCCCAAAGCTCCATCATGACCCGATTCTCTTCGGAGTCAATTGCGCCTTTTAAGTTGATGAATATCATGTGCCAAATTATTTCGATACAAATATAATTATTCCTGATAGATATTGAAATACTATTTGTGCTGGACTAATTAAAAATTAGCCCGGTCCTGAATCTGTACGTAGTTAGCATCTTCCCTCCGGATGTCTTCGATTGTAGCAATCACTCTCACCTGGCCAAATGCTTTCTGAATTGCTCTCTCCATGTCAAGCCGATTCATAGGTTCCGACGCCTCAGCGAATGATCGGATAGCATATCCCCCATCCGATCCAACTTTAGTGAACGGTACTCCGCCACCGAGTTCGTTTATGGCAGACAGGAGAGGAAGGAACATACGGCTCGACTTCTTGTTAATGATGGTCTCTCCTCCTTCGGCCTCAATGTGCACTCCTCCAGCGGCATGACTGGGTCCCTCAATGTATTTACCTCTTGCGGCTTTCGGCAGAGGAGCTGCCCAAAGAGCTGCCATCTGAACTGCTCCCAAAGCCGCAGCTGCTGCAATGAACGGGATAGCCAAAGGGAATCCCATTTTAGCTGATGCCATGATGGAGATGGCAGTATTGATGCCAATCTCGAAGGAGCCCATTGCCCTCTCCCGGATAGCTTGTTCCCGTTTGATTTTGGCCAGTTCTTTATCCTTCTGTTTCTCCATCTTGATTTTCTTCTCGTTGTACTGGGCCTCCGTGATTTGACCATTAGCGTACATGTTTGCCAATGCCTGCTCCTCCCGGCTGTATTGTTCTTCTACCTCCTGAGCCCGACGCTCCCCGAGAGCACTGGCCAAATCGTTGAAAGCAGTGGCGAAGCTAGATGCTATTCCGGCATACTCCCGGAGCTTCTCGATTCGCTCCTCCCATAAAGCCTCCTCATTCTCAGCCATCTCGAGTTGGATCTGAGCAATGGCGTCCTCGTTTCCTTGAGCTGCTGCCAACTCAGCCTCCAGGTATCTTTTCCGTATCTCATACTTGGACTTGTGATTCAACTCAGCTTGAGTGAGTTCCTTGTCGAGGTCCATTTGCTGGATACGAAGATTGTTGGCTCGTAGCTGGGCCTCCTGCTCATAGGTTTTCTCCCCGGCAGCTTTCCTGGCTTCGATTTGTTTCTGGAGCATCTCATTCTCGAGCTCCAGCTTCTTTCTCTCGTTGTCCGCTGCCTTTGAGAGATCTTCGGCATACTGTTCGTCGAGAGCTTGGTTGAATCGGTCAAGTTGCTGTTTGGTAGCGTCCTCGCGTATCTTTTTGATTTCCCCCTGGAGGTTCTGCTGGATCTGTTTCTCGAGTTCGGCTCTGTTGACCAGGAACTGCTCATAAGCGGCATACTCTTTCTGGTATTCCTCCTCGCTCATACCTCTCACGAACTGGGGAGGCTGAATGTTGGCCAGCTCCTTCATGGCATCCTGGTACTTCTGAGTAACCTGAGCAATCTGCATATCGACTGTGCCTCCGGAAGCTACAGCCAATATGTTTGCTCTCACCCCCGCAAGGTAGTCATTGAGCTGTTTGGCTTGGTTCTCGTAGAACTGCTTGTCAGACCGAGCCATGGCATTCAGAGCCGTCTGATACTCCTTGTTAGTAATTTTGCCGTGAGCTTTCTGGAGAGCCAGACGTTCCCGGGCTCCATCCTGAGCTGCCTTGTAGAGCTTTTTCTCATACTCCATCCGGATGGCGATGCTCGTAGACTGGAATGTTGTTTGGAACCTGAGATCGTCTTCCCGGATCTTCTGCATGGCTTCCGAGTTCTTCAAAGCAACCTCCAGAGCCTTATCGGCAATATCCTGCTGAGCCTCCCGGTTGGCTATTGCAGTCTCGAGAGCCAAGTTAGCAACTGCGGCTCCCTCATTCTCAATTGTCCTGAACAGTTCTTGGTATCGGCCTTTCAAGTCGTCGAGTTCCTTTTTGGCTTCCTTGTATTTGTCCAAGCTTCCGGACCACGTGTTGAGCTCTTCCTCCTTGGCTGCAATCACCTTCTTCAAGGAGTCGAACTCATCCATTGCAGCCATCTGTCTTTGACGAGCTGCATTCATTTCAATCTCGCGGAGCTTGTTAGCTGTTTTAAGCTGAGCTTCGGCGATCTGTTCCGACGTGGCATGATTGGCTTTGAGATTTTCTATTTCTCGCTTGCCCCGAATCTCCTCGGCTTTGGACAGAGTGTTCCGCTTGGTCTCGATCTGATCCAGTACATACGTGGAGGCTTCGGCAGCTCGATTGTATGCCTCCATTGCCCGGGTTGCTCGCTCTTGAGCTTCCGTGTTACTGTTAAATGCGTTCGTAAGAGCAACCACTCCAGCCACCAATCCTCCCACTGCCGCTGCCACCAATACAACGGGATTGGCAGCCAAAGCCGCGTTCCAAAGCCATGTGGCAGCTGCTGCTGCTTTGGTGAGGATGTTGCCAGCTCCTTGTACGGCATTTTTAGCAGCTATCGCTTTCGTCTCGGCGAGAGTCTGGTTGATGCCAACCAGCTGAACCAAGTTGGATGCAGCTCGATAAGTGGCTTCGGTCTTGGAGAGAGCTGCTTGGAGAGAAGACAAAGAGGAGAGAGCCGTGATGATGGTTATCATCTTCGTCATGGTAGCATTGAGCTCCTCGTTCTCGCTCCCCAGTACCTGAGTGGCTGTGGTCCAAAGGCCCCATACGGAAGTCAAAGCTGACGTGGCGCTGGTAACTGCCTGTATGGTTTCAGTTCCTTTACCAACGTTGGATATAGCTGTATTGACCAGGTCCTCAGCTCCTTTCAGTTCACCGGCTCGTTTAATCATCTCCTTGAACGTCTCAGAACTCGTATCCCCGGACTGAGCCATCTGGATGAGTGTCTGGGTAAGGTCGGAGAGTTCCTGCTTTAGGTTCTCCGTTGCCTTCTCGTAGTTACCAACTGACCGGCGATAGTCCCCGAGTGCCTCCTCCTGAGCTTTGAGCTCCTCGGTGGTTTCTGCAATGCGCTTGCCGAGCTCGGCTTTACGAGCCGCGTCCTGCATTGAGTTGCCCAGCTCTGCAAACTCGGCATTGTCCAAAGCCAGCTGGGTTCTAAGTTTTGCTAAACTTGCCTCCTGTTGGTTCTGGAGCTTAATGTTGTTCTGGATTTGTTTCTGGTACTTATTCGCCTCGCTGTTGATTGCCTTGATCTGGTTGTCAAGTGCGTAGTACTCTTGAGCATTCTCCTCAGTCACTTTGCCCAGAGCCTTCTGCTGATCCCTCAGCTCCTGGGACCGGAGTTTCAATTCGGCTAACGTCTTGAGGGCATCCTCAGCTGTTACCCGGACATTGTAGATTGTACTTTTCTGTTCTTCGGCCATATTACATTCGTATTAGGTCCACTTTGGTTATCTTTCCAGCTTGGAAGTTGTTTATCTTCGAGACGTAGAACCAGAACCCATGCTCTTCCAGCCATATAGGGTTGAACAGATCCAGACTTTGGATGTCAAGCGAATCCAAAAGAATCTGGGTCTGTAGGATCTTCGGTCTTTTGAGTATATTGTTGATGAGCTTGTCGTAGTACTTCGGAACGTAGTAATTCAAATTTTTGAAATACGCCGTGTATAGTCGTACCCGGGTAAGGGTGTAGCCTACACTCACCTGGGGCCACATATAGTCAGACTTATTGATATGGACGACCATCGGCTTACTGAGAGCATTGTACTCCCAAGTTGTCTCGGTCATTTCCCCGTTCTCCATACGACCTCTATTGATAGTCCATATGGGATAGTTAGCAAGTGTGTGTAACTTGTTCGTACTGTCCGCATCATAGAGGGTTTGGTTGAGTCCTGCCAAGAACCCAATTTGGAACAGGAGTTTGGTGGGCTGGAGATTGACGTCCGGGATGCTGAACTTGTACGAGTCAGTAACATTGTTGTCCTTGTTATCCTCCAGCTTTATCTCGTTGGACTGGGCATAGTTGGACAACTGGAACGCAAGTTTGGTGTCCTTCCCTTTTATCAGCTTGTCAGACCAATTTTTCCCGGACGAGCTTCGTCTGTTGTAGAACTCCTGAACCGAGTATGCTCTTGCTACTTTGGTGGCTGGATCCACGTCTATAGTCAGACCGAACAACTGGAAGAAAGCTTTGACTATGTCCCCCAAGCTCTTAAACCCAGTTGAAGCCAGGAGGTCATAGGTTAATCCGGGTTGAGGCTTATCCCCCGGGGAAGTTTCCGGCGCGGGAGGAGCAGTAATGCTGACCGGAAATCTCATGTCATACCGAGTGGGAGAGTAATTGCCTGTGTCGAGAGCCCCGGACACCAGTATGTGCTCTCCTGCCTCCATCGGGATGCCGACCGAAACGCTGCCGGAAGATCCCGACATCCAAGTTCTGTCCAACACTATAGCATCGGTTCCGTCGTTCTTGTAGTGGGTAACTTTGACTATCACCGAACCATTTTGGAGGGGAGAAGGATTGGACCATGCGAAACTAAACGTGATTGTAGTATCCCATAGAGTCATCCAGTTGAATGTTCCGGGTACGGTGCCCATAATCAAACGTCCGGCGACCGGGTCACTGAGAGTTACTCCCGGATACCCTTGCCATATCACCCCTACCGTAGTACCAATCGAGGGATCCTGGATCCAGCCAGTTCCGGATGCTTTTGGAGCCTTGGGATTGTCTGCCAAAACGGGGTAAGTGCAAGGCAAAAACATTTCGGCTCGGTCGACGGGATCCACGTCGGTCTCAAGACTGTAACCTTCTCGGGCGAATATCCACGTTACGAGGTCATACCAGTTGAGGTGGGGGTAGAACTTGTCCAACTCTCGGACTTGCCGGATTGCCTCCATCGAGACCGGGGGCACGTTCGGATTCTTCTGTAGAGTTGCATACAGCCAAAAGTACAGGACTTCAACATCATCAGGACCGGTGAGGTATCGCTCTGTCTGTCCCATTGTGTCCGTGTACCACTTGAGGAGGAACATGCCATCCCCGGGGTCTTTCGCGTCAGTGTTGTTGAGGGTGTTAAACAAGTCGGCGGTCGCTCCAATGATCTGGATTCCTATTGACTCGTCAGACACGTCTACAATGTTCAATACTGCTCCCACTGGGGATATGAGTGCTCCTTCATAGAATAGCTGGCAAGGGAACTTCATGTATGGCACATCCGAACCCGAGCCAATTACAAAACTGAATTGGAATGCTTGTTCATTGTGGGTCGTCCTGGGAAGGCTGATCCGCTGGGAGTATGAGGCATTCCGGTCTTTCAGCTCCGCCAGGTTGTTGATCTGGTAGTTCATCGCAGGAGCATCAAGCGGGAGGTCCAATGACCAGACCTCTCCGTCAATACCTTTCATGAGTAGTTCGTAGTTCATATTACCACTGAGTTTGTTCGTCAATAAGCTGGAACTCGTAGCTAACAGTGTTCCGGGGAGCTTTGGTGTCCCAAGTCAGATCCGTATCATCTACGAGGACTCGTTGCCATACTCCAATTTGATAGTTGAAAACCTGGACCAAAGGCGAGAGAGCAACCCCTTTGAGCAAGTTGAAGTCGTTCTCATCAAGCTGTTCTGCTCCAGCTCGGACTATGTTCTTAAACTCTGGAGCTAACTCCCCCCTCGTCTCTGAGGTATAAGGATCCCGGGCATTAGCCAATACGTATTGGTCTCCTCTGTCAACTTCCTGAGTATACTTCTTGTGTTGCTCAAACATGTACGTGTCCCATCCGCCTTTTCGGTTTATCCAGCGAATATAGAATGGGTTGCAAGGTACCTCCGTGTCGACAAATATGATATTCCATGCTTCATTAGGAAATCCTCCACCAGAAAGTCTGAGTTTTATGTAGTCAGCTCCGTCAGCATATTCGTCATTAAATTCGTACACAAGCGGGATGTTGAGTCGGGCAGGAATGTCAAATTGATTTTCTGTCGGTTCCTCAGTCAGCTTAACACGAACGTCGACCTGGATAACGGGGGAAATGTCCAAAGATCCTTTCGGGAATAGGGTGACGTAGTACGGATACCCGTAGTATTTTTTTACATACAGATTCCTGTCGTTGTCAGGAGTTCTGTCAGTCAATACCAGTCCTATATTTGACTTGGAGAAGTTGACGTTGTGTCCTCGGGGTCGTACTCCTCGGGAGGCATACCGGACATTGAAATCCTGTTCGCCAATGCCTCTGTAGGCGTATGCTGATATAAGGTTGTAGTCAATGCCAAAGTTTATGTATCGGTTAATGTACGGGAATGCTCTGGAACGATCCCGGAACCCAGCTTTAGCCAAGAAACTGAGGTCGTATTTCTTCGTCGTCCCGAATCCCGAGTCTCTGTAGATGTTGATGCTTTCAGTTAGTGAGTTCGCTGCTTTAACTGAACTGGGACTATAGTCGATAAAGTTCTTCCCGTAGGCCAAAGACATGTTAATAAGTGTTACCTTCACTCCAGCTGTTGCTCCTTCAATACCTGCAAAAATGACAAGTAAAACGCGGGGGTATCCTACAGTAACACTGGTCGGTACCTGAACCCTCCACGTCATGTTGACACCAATTGGTATATTTGTTTTAGCAATCACAGTGGTAGGAGCATCCAAATTGGTTGCTTGGAACAAAGCAACGGTGAGTGAAGTGGCACCCACTCCAGCCCCGTTAGAAACCCTAAAAGCATACCATTCCCCGGGTACCGCCTTTCTACGGATAGGAAACTTCACAGAATAGTTGTTACTACTACCTCCACTGTTATCAATTACTTCGACCTCCTCATTGTCTATAATGTTCAACGAGACCATATTGTCCTCGTCAAAGTTCTGAGTCTTGATCTCAAGCCCGGATGTTAAGTTGTCGGTCTCAACTGGTATTTGCGAATATGCTGAGTAAAGGGAGTCGTCAGCTGGTTGATTGGTGATTGCCATATCGCGTTATATTATATATCCGTGGTCCATATTGTTGTCAGGAGTAAATGCCTCTTCAATGAGGACCTCCATTGTCTTGTCCAAATGCTGAGCCAGGTACTCCTCGAAGTTATCAGCGGGAGTGTCGACCAAGTCAACGTAAATGTGATTGCGGTAAAGCTCTGAGCCTTCTCGTTTTATCTTCCATGCAGTGGCATTTCCGAATCGGACCAGGTCCTTGGGGTCCGAGAAGGTGATGCCTTTGAGCTCTGCCCACTCCATGATGATCTGTCCCAAATTGGCGGGGATCTTTCCAGGACCTCGTCCCCGGATGAGAGTGTAGAAGTAGTTCGGGGCTTCGATTGTCCCCCAAACTGTTTCGCCTTCCCGTCCCGTCTGGACTGTTATCTGAGCATAGGTTCTGCCCGAAGCTTCCTGCCCGGCGTCCTGTGATGCCCTGATAATCTCATCCCGCATCTGAGTGAGTCCCTCAGCCAATATCTGTTCCAGTTCTACCGCCATTTGTTTTTGGGTTTGCGAGCATTGGCTTTCTGTTGAGCCTTACGCTCCAGTTCCTTGTTCAGTCGCTCCCGGAAGAGGTGGCTCTGCAAGTTGGTGAAAAGGAGGTTGTACACCTTCCCGTATTTCCACTCCAGGATCTCGTCCGGGTCTTTCGAGTAGTCCTTGGCCAGTGCAGTGATGGTGGCCATCTCGCCAACCACCAAAGAGAGTTGAGCAATGCCGGCTGCCTTCTCTTCGGCACTGGGCTCGTACTTGAGCTCAGTCTGTTCCCGTTCGATCCAGTGTTTGATGCCCATAAGAACATCATACCAGTACTCGACAATTTCTGAGGTGTTCCTCAGACTCCATTTGACGCCGAGACATTGCATGCCTTCTTTCATCTTGTCGATGTCGGTCATCTCCTTGTCGGTGATAATCCGGCCAAGCTCTATGCGTTGGCCGAACGTCATCTGACCGCCTTTTATGTCGATTCGCTGTATCATACCATTGTATAAATATCACGGAAGGTCCAGACGTCTGGGAACTCTCCCTCAGGTTTTACATTGATTTTAGTTACAATTAAGTCTTCTGTGTCCGGGAATGTATGCTCTTTGAGTACCCATTTTCCCGATGTGCATACAGGGGTTACAGGTTTTCCACATGATACGTTCTTAAACATGTAAAATGCCGTGACCAGGGTAGCTGGGCCAGTGTCAGTGTCAGCGAGTATAGATTCAGAGCCTACAGCCTTGTCTATGGGTTTTGATTCAGTATTCTCAAAGGTTATCGTAATCCCCCGCATGTTAAACCCTTCGTGGATGATGTCTACCAGCCTGACAGGTTTAGGCTCGGGTGGAGCAGGAGGAATGGGCTTATACGCATCGAGACACCATTCTTGCGTTACTGTTAGCTCCAGTCCTACGCTGACCTCGTTGGCGTCGAACCGAGGAGACGGGTACATAATTCTAATGGTGTTGAATATTTCCGGATGCCTGAGTCCTAATTCCGAAGTCTTCAAGAGATACAAGAATGGCCGAACCATCTGTTCCTCAATTTGATTCTTCAACTCCAGTCGTCCGATGGTGGGCGAGTTCTGGCTGAACTTCGTGTCGCCTTTGTAGGCATCGTTGGCCATCGGCTCGAATTTGCAGAAGTATATCTGCATGATGGTCCTTTGCTTCTGGTGCCCTCTGTAAGGAATATCATAGTAGCCAGTGGTGGGCTCCTCAACATAGACAAAGTCAGACGATACCCGATTGCCGTCCGAGTCTGTTACGAATCTTTCCATCGTGTCTACTTTGACATTCAGCATTCGAGCCTGGTCACACTCAAAGACGGCCAGAGGATTGATCGTCTTGACCATGTCGCGGATGATAGTTATGATGTCCAGTATCATCGTTTTGCGGGAATTATGATTTTGGCGGACTTCATGCCAGTCGCCTTCGGCTTTATCTCAAATATCATTCGCATGATGAGCATGTCCAGGAAGTCTGGGGATCTGCCAAGGAGCTGCTTCATGGTGTCCTTGGAGATGAGCTCTCGCTTCTGCTCAGCGGAGTTCGTGTTCTTGGACTTGAGGACCGTCATCTCTTGCTTGATCTTCTCCTGAACTTCGGGAGAGCAGATGATGTGGATCTGGCGCTTGTTGATGAGCTCAGCCAACTTGAATGCACACTCCGACTTGATATTGTTGTACGTCTTTGAGTCAATTGCTGATTGTCCTCCGTGAAACTCTCGGATGCCTTTCAGATAGCTCTCTAAGTAGAATCCAAGTCCGTCAGCGTCTGAGACGATGCTGGACCGGGGGACTTTCAGACCGGTGGCCAATTTGGCGATCTTCTCCTCCATCTCCTTGCCTTCCGAGAAGCCTTTTGCGATGGGGATCCGGCAGACCATGCCATCCCAGGTTCCAACCACCCAATTGTCTCGTCCTTTTCCGGCAAGGTCAGTGCTGATGAACCTGTTGCCCGTCGGGAGTACGAACTCATTGCAGAACATGTCGCACACTGCGTCATAATCGACCAGCCAATTCGGGTCGTCGTCATATTCCCAGTTGCCAAATACCAATCGCTCGATCTGCGATTGGGTCAGGTTCTGGAGAAGGCCTTCGATGTATCTGTCCGGGAGAGTCTTGTTGTCCTGGGGCAGAGCTTTGACGAACCGACGCCAAGGAGGCAGCTTGTTCTCCTTCCATGGCTTGTAATAGTCCGTGTAGAGGAAATTGTTGGACGGGTTGCAGGTGATGAGGAGTTTGGGAGCCAGCTTGTAGACGTCATTCTTCCAACGACCGATGGAAGCCTGGAGGTTGGTCTTCGCCTCGCGGATAAACTCGCCGCCCTCTTCAATCCATCCTCGGGTCATCTGCATGGAACCGAACCTCTCGTACATGGGGTCACTGGGGTTGTACTTGGCATCAATGAGGTAGATGCGGCTTTTGTTGTACAACTCGAAGAAGTTGTATTGCCCATTGAAGTGGTAGTAGTTCTCCGTGATGCCCCAATGGGTGAATACCTCGTAGAGGGACGGGATAGTGTACCGGACTAAGTCAGCGGCCGTCTTACGCGCAATAAAATAAAATGTCTCCGGATAGGTGAGGGCATCGCCGGCTATCAAGGAACACCCGAGGTAGGATTTGCCAGCACCTTTCGTGCCGGCATACAGAATGTCAGTGACCGAGTCATCAAGCCATAACCGAGCCACTTCCTTCTGCTTCTCGTTGCCTTTGGTGTCAAATTGAAGCCGGCGTCCCATTTTATTTTACCTCCATTCCTGTTATCTGTTCGAGAGTAATGCCTCCCGTCAGGTTGACATTGGTCTTGCGTCCTTGAAGTACCTGGATAAGGCTGGCAGCGTACTTACCAACCAGTGCTCCCTCAATTTGCTGGGAATTGATGGCGTCCTCGATGGTGCCACCGATTGCAGCTGCTACCGGGTCTCCCGTGAGCTCCTCGTACTCAACAGGATTGATGCCAGCAAACAGCCTAAATGATTCGATGGTCATCGGGCGGGAAATGTATACGCTACAGTCTTCGCCATTCTTATTCTTGTGAGCCTGGGAGAAATAGTTATCCTGCATGAATTTGCAATACTCGACGAATGCAAAATAAAGCTCCCCCGCATCGGTGGGCTTTACAAATTCCCCGGCGTCTCGCCTTTTCTGTCCCTCCTCCATATAGGCGAGCGGACTCATTTTATATGTGCTTCGTGCCATGCCTCAAATATAATCAAACCTTATACAAATTAAAAATTTATTTCTGCACAACAATCCCCGGAGCGCTTGGCCCCGGGGATCTCTAATTTATTCGCTTACGCGAATGAGGGTCACACCGAACCACAGGAACTTGACCGAAATGCCGTTCGGCCAAATCATACCTTCGTGGACCGTGGCGATGGAAGGGGTCCAATTACAGTACTTGGTATTGACTTCCGAGTACAAAGCCCAGTTTTTCCCGAGCTGCTTAAAGTGTTTTGCTTTCATGCTTGTTTGGTTTTAATTTCGTATGCGCGAGTGCCGTCCAGTATTTGTGGGTCGAGAGAAGGCCCAATTTGGCACCAATTTCTACTGGACCAATTCTACTCGCCTACGACTTCTTTTTGAACTTTTGGATCCGTCTCTCCGCTCTCTCCATCTGCTTGATGGATCGGCTCAATTTCCGTTTGGGGCTGATCCACCATTGGCGGATCCCGCCGAAAATCGCGAACAGGCCGATGATGGCCAACAGGTAAATTGCAATCATTTTCTACGCCTCCTTTCTAATTTGTTTTGTAGTTTGCGGACCTCAACCCAGTCCTCGTGCCGCATCCATTCCGGACGGGATAACAGAGTCAGCTGACCCCGTGCTATTTGCATGGTGGTCTTTTTCAATTTGCGGGCGTAGTCCAGGATCTCCCGCTCCTCTCTTGAGTAGATCCCCAGCCATCGCCGGAACACTCCAAGTTTTCCAGTTGGGGGTAGCCCCAATTTCTCAGTTTTTTCCATAATAAACAAGATTTGACCAGTAGTAAACAATAAAATTTCCTATTGTTTCTCACCTAAGTGATTGATATTCAATTGATTAGGTCCCCAATTCTCCTCCCGAGAAACAATGTAAACAATGTTTCTGTGCACTCTATTTTGTGATTTTTCATTTCCTAAATTGGTCATAATTTTCCTCATATTTCCTATTCAGGTTTTCCTCCTAAATTATTGTTTACATTGTTTACAAGGGCCTAAACCATTGATATTCAATCGATTATCGAGAAACAATGATTGTTTATTATTGTTTCTCATTGTTTACTGCTGTTTTAATTTAAGTGATTGATTATCAATGGTTTGGGATTCTTTCCATAGGAACAATAAACAATAAACAATAGGGGTCCCCCGGATTTTAGGGGAGGGGCTGTCGAGATTTTTGCCAATAAACAATGGAACAATGGTTTTATCAACTTTTGGGGCCGGGAGTCCCCCTGATTTGTAAACAATGAAACAATGGTTTGACCAACTTTTGGGGCCGGGGCCATGGGGAAATTGTAAACAAAGAAACAATAAAACCATCAACTTTTGGGGCCAGGGGTCCTATTCCCCAGTGGACCCAAAGCCCCCCTGTCCTCTTTCAGTCGATTGCGGGAAAAGCTCGGCCTCCGACTCGAGAACTTCCACCCCGATATAGAAGACAGGCATCACCAAACCCTGAACCAGCTTCATCCCCGGCTTGAGGATGACGGGATCCTTGCCGACGTTCATGACGTGCAGATGGATTTCTCCTTGGTAGTCTTCGTCAACCACGCAGGCTCCGACCTGGAGCTGGTGCTTGGTGGCAATACCGCTCTTGTTGAACATGATGAGGGCACACCCTCGGGGAATTTGAGCTTTGATCCCGGACGGAATGTTGATGCTTTCGCCCGGCCAGATCTGTTTGGCTTCGAAGTCTTCCGGGATGTAGAAGTCCAGCCCGGCGGACAGACCCGTTCCTCTGGTCGGGGTCTTGACATTTCTTACTTTTACGATTTTCATTTTTTAAAATATTTTTCGAGACGAGCTCGGTGTGTTGTACCCGATGAGAGCGATGCTCCTTCTATAAAATTGTAACGTGTGTGAAGAGGCAGCTCCTGGAATGCCTTCCTGAACGGTTGGCCATCCGATTCAAATATCTTGCCCGCAGGATTGCCAGGTGTAACGTCCTTCATGTTTCGGGACTTGATCCACCACAAAGCCTCTTCCCGATTTATGGAACGTATAGAAGGTCTAACAGACCCATTACGGAGCGTCATTTTGAACCACTGAGCCTCCGTATTGGAGTCATCTTCTTTAAACCATACCCTGTAATATCCGATAGCTATTGCCATAAGTTGTAGAATATTTCGTGACACTTCTTGCGGTACGCCATCGGATCCTGCCGTATACTTTGGCACTTGAGAGGCTCTTTGGGTCGGTCGAGAATCTCCTGAGGCAGGACGTCGCTGAAAGCATCTTTGAGAATGCGCTTGTGAGTTCTGTCCTCCCGGGGCAAACGGAGAGCGAACCTGACAACGTCATGTCCCAGGAATGGTGACCGGAGTTCAACTGTGCTCCTCATGGAAGCCCGGTCAAGCCGAGGCATGTGGTAGAACGGAAGTTCCTGGAACACGTCTGAGAGCTGGGAGTCGTAGTCATCAACTCGGCGATAGCCTCCGAAGAGTTCGTCAGCTCCATCCCCGGTCAGGATGACCTTCTCCTTGACCTTCTCCATGAGTCGGAACTGGGGGATCATGGAGCCCAAGTCGATGGGGGTTTCGTTGTAGCGGAGACACCTCTCCAGGCAATCATCATCGGGGATAGGGCCAAGAGAGGTGATAGAAACCCCTAAAAATTCGGACAATAGCATGCCAAATTTTGATTCATTATTCTCCACCATATAGAGATTAACCCCCAGGCCCATTCGATGAAGAATAGAGGCAACTATGGATGAATCCAGTCCTCCAGAAACCAAAGCTCCGACCGGGACTTTAGAATACATTGCCCGGCGTTTTACGGACTTCTCGACCAAGCCCCGGAGGACTTCGGCGAACTCGGATTTTGCGAAATGACTCCGTTCCCCTATCTCCCATCTGTAGTAGTCCCTCCGGATAATGGTGGGCTTCACCTTCATGTCATCGAAGGAATAGACAGTATTCGGCATAATACGCTTGACGTTGTTCCATGGAGTTCTGTCATCCCAGTTGTACCCCCATTTGAAGACTTCCGACTGGTAGTACCGGTCGAAGTCTTTGAAGTTCGGCACCAATGGAGTTATCTCTGAGCAGATCTCCCCGAATTGGTTGTAGTAGAGTTGCTTCTTTCCGAGAGGGTCGGTGAAAGCAATAATTTGACCCTTCCTGTACCAGCATATTGCCCACATGCCATCCCAGTTGTTGGCTTCATAGATGATGTCTTCGAGACACGAGGATCCAAACAGGTCGCGGAAGTACTCGACGTCGCTGTTATACTTCTGAGGGTAGTTGTAGATCTCCCCGACGTAAAGGAGCCATCCGTTGTCTCCTGCCAGTTTTATGGGCTGAGCCAGGTCATCCCCTGGCTCAGTCTGAATGGGCAAACGGACATGACCGAGAAACCATCCCCCCTGAGCAATCTGAACAGTTTCAGTCCCCCGATGTTGTATCTTGTAGACAGTGTTGATCCTTCTTGATATACTTATTCCACACATATCACTTGAGTTTGTTTTTGAGAGCGTCTATGAGACAGACGATCCCTATTCCGATTATTACTGCTATTGCCAGCCCAATGATGATGGGCTCCTCATTTCCTCCTGCCATGTCTTTTGCGCTTTATGTCCTTTCTGACTTCATCGACCGCAACTAAGAATGTTATATAGAATACAGCTGCTCCAGCCAAAGAGGTCAAGGCTACCCCGATCAATACTTTAACTTCTACGGGCATCTTTCTTCGAGTTTTTGAGGATTTGTTGTGCCTTCTTCTCGATCCAGTTGGTGTAGCACCTGCTCTCCATGTGGAGCCCAGTCAGGAGCTTCGAGCATCCCGGGCAGAACATGCAATCGTCATATTGCTGATGAGCTTTAGCTCTTGCTTCATCGATAGTCATAGCTTAATAGATTACCCATTTGGAAAGATCTTCGTTGTATGCATGGAGGGACCCAGCGAAGTAATGCAGAGATCCCTTCTTGAGAGAGGGATAGGTGGCTGCGAGGATGTTGAACACGTAGTCCATCATGGCCTCCGTCAACCAGATGTCAATTGCGAAGTGCTTGAAGAAGTCATTGCTCCGAATGTAATATATCACGTGGAGCCGATTGTTTCGGATGAGGAACTGGTAGCTGACGGAGCAAGGTACTCGGGTCAAAGCCCCGGCTGTTGCCCGGGTGTCCTCCGGCTCGAAGATCATGACCATTGCTCGTCTGGAGTGCGGGTCGTCCCGGAGAGTCATGATGACATTGTCCAACTGGTGTATTTCGGGTCCCTTGTGAAAAATGTGCAGACGCTCTGAATAGGTGTAGTCGAAGCGACCCTCCTGACGAGTCTTGCTCACCAGCTTCTGCCACAAGTCCCGGCGGATCTCCCAGCTCTTACCCGGATTGACCCCGTTTCGGTCAAGCCGGTCGGAGAGCTCTGCTCGGCAATACTTCTCGATGAGCTCGGCCTCGTCTTTGAACATGAAGTCGAGCATCTCACGTTTGCCGAGATACGGCTTCGAGATGACGAAGCTCACCCCGATGAGTTCCTTGGTGAGCCGGTCGTCCCCGCTGAGTTCCTGGTTTTGGTAATGGTTGACCGGGACCGTGATGCCGGAAACCTTGAGCTCCCGATCCATCTCCCGGATCATTTCGAAACAGTCTTTAAATATTCTACCCATGTCAGTATTTGGATTTAATGCGAAACATATTTACTTGATACTTCAACGACCAGAGCTCTTTGACTCGAGTCTCTGAGAGACCCAAATGCTCGAACATTATGATGAAGTAAGTCCATATCCACTTGAGCCGGTCCTCGAAAACTACCAGGTCAACCATGTACTGGGATTGTCTCCACTCCCGGTTCTTGAGACAGTTTGCTGTCATGCCAATGTGTCCGATTAAGGTAAGCAGATCCCCCGCAAAATCTTCGTCTTCCAAAACCTGTGCCCATTTAGGCAGCGTCCAGTCGAAAGAAGGAGTCATGCCATAAAGCTGGTAGAGTTCCAACATGAAGTTAAATGCGTCGATCAGCTCCTCATCAAAGTGCTCGCCATCAAGTTCCTCCTCAATAGCCTCCTTTGCCTCAGCGAGTTCCTCAACAATTTGCCAACAGAGTTTTTTGAAAAGCTCTTGATCCTCCAAAGTGTTGATGTCAAAGTTCGCGATACGTTCCTTGAAGTAAGGTCTGTACATGAGTTGGAGCTCCCCCTGGAGGGCATAAATCTCTTCCCAGCTCTTAATGAATGGCTTAAAGTCTTGTGTGTTCATGGCTTGATGTTTGATAGGGGATTGTACTGTTCCGGATCGTTTTTGTGGGAATAGTATACAGCTATTCTGCGTCCCTCTTCGGTGAGAACATGTTTGATCTCATGCACCTCGATGGGACTGATCCGGACGAAGTCCACAGCCTCCGAAATGGTTGAGAAGTACGTAGGTACTACTCCCGGAGCTTTTAACGGCTTGGGTTCCTCGAATTCGTTGTTGATGGCCCCGATTGTGGCTACCATGTCAAGGAGGTTGTCCTCCTTGTGTGCATTGGATTCACGTGCCATTTTCACTGCCACTTGGACCCAAGACACGTCAAGAGCGGTCAGAGGCTTACCGGTAATGACCGAGGCGATCTCTGCGGCCTTCTGGTTGCATTCCATGAATGGTCCGTATTGTCTCTCCTTCTCCTCCGACCGCTCATTGATGATTTGGTCAGCGTGTTTAAGTATGTTACTCATGATTTTTAGTATATAGGTTAGACCCCGGGGAGGGACTCGAACCCTCCTGTACCACTCCGGGGTGCCAAGTGGAGTGACGGCTCCACTTGGCGAGGAGTTCTGACTTACTCCTCAGCCGGTGCGTTCTCCGGCTCGTTCTGTTCTGCTTCGGGAGCTGCTTCGGGAGCTGCTTCGGGAGCTGCTTCGGGAGCTGCTTCGTCAGCCTTCTTCCGGCCGCGCTTCGGCTTCTCCTCGGGAACCGGTGCCATCTCGCCGAGCTCCAGGTCCTTAGAGTCGATGCCCTTGCCCCAGACGTGCCCGTCGTTGGTCTTGATGCGGTACTGGATGAAGTTGTTGCGGGGGTCGAGACGAACTCCGATGATGATGCCGTCGGTCTGCTCCTTGGTCTTCGTGCAGATGAACTTGCAGAAGCGACCAATGTTGGTTTTGGCATTCTCGAGGTTAGCCTTTGCCTCCTCTGCCGATACCTCCTTTTTCAGCGGGCGGGGTTCCTTGGGCTCCTTCGGAGTCTTTGCCTTGCGAGCCTTCTTCGGCTTCTCCTCGGCGACCTCGTCGTTCTCCTTGATGCCGTTCTCGGCTTTGTACTCTTCGGTCTCAGTGGCGTTGTAGACAGCGCCCTCCTCTGCCGGATGTTCCTGAGATGCTCCCCTCGATGCGAGGATGGATTCGATGGCGTCAAGCTCGTCACCGGTCTTGACCTTGGCCAACTTTTGAAGAACTTTAGAGCTGTAGCTCTTGTACTTTTCGATAAACTTTTCCATAGTGTTTAGTTGTTAAGTGTAGTGTAAAAGTAAGAAAAAATGTCCAATTAAAAAAAATTTTTCACCAGAAAAATTGAAATTATTTCAATACAACTGTAATTAATTCCTTTTCTCGGAGGGTCGCGTCCAGCCACACCTGCCTGATCTCTTTGATAGTTTTCTCCCTGTTAGTCATTGCTCAATAGTTATTCGCTAAGTGGCGTGTTTTCTTCCCGCCATTTCCAACTTAGTTTTTCCCAATATTTTTGTCCCTCTTTTGTTTCTCCCCATGTGAATGCGGCGCTTAATTCTGTGTTTTTGAATTTTTTGCAATACTCTTTGCAAAACTCTTTGTAGCCTTCTATGTTTTTTCCAGACTCTACGAGTGCTCTTTCAAAGTTTTCCCGTGCGTTGTTTCTTTCGAGGAACTCAATAAACTTTTTCATAGTGTTTAGTTGTTAAGTGTAGTACAAAAGTAAGAAAAAATACCCAATTAAAAAAATTTTTCACCAGAAAAATTGAAATTATTTCAATATGTTGGATGTTTTCGTAGTAATATCGTTTTGTTTGTATCACAAATATAATACTTCTGTGACAAATACTACGATGTTTTGCGATATTTTTTCATATATTTTTCGACCCTCGCTTTTACAGCTTCCATGAGAGCATCCTGTCCCCGGGTCTTCGCTTTCTGGGCTCTTATGACGTCCTGGTCCACTGTCTTCGAGCATACCAGTTTATTGACTATCACGACATCTTTCTGTCCTTGTCGGTCAAGCCGAGCATTGAACTGTTGCTCCAGCTCGAGAGAATAGGTCTGCCCAAACCAGATGATGCGGTGTCCTCCGGCTTGGAGGTTGAGCCCGTGACCCCCCGAAGCCGGGTGCATCAAAAGAACCTGAATTCTGCCAGCATTCCAGTCGATAATGTCCTTCTCAGTTTTAAGTTCTCGGGGCTTATACTTGGCCAAAGCCTTCATGAGTCGGTCCCTATCATGCTGGAAGGTCCAACCTATGAGGACTGACTGTCCCCCGGCGTCCTCAATGAGTTCCTTCGTGGCTTCAATCTTCAACGTGTGCACCTCATGAGCCACTCTCTGTTCATCGTACACTGCCCCATTGGCAAACTGGAGGAGCTTAGTGGACAAAGCTGCTGCATTGACGGCCGGGATCTCCACGGAGTCCCCGAGCTGATCTATCATGCTGAGAACTTGTTCCTCCTCGAAGGAGTCATAAGCTTTTTGGATTTCCGGGGGCATCTGGATCTCGACTATGTTGTCGATGCGCTCGGGGAGGTCGAGGTAGTCCTTAGCTTTCATGCTCATGCAGATGTCCCCGATCTTCGAATATATCCGCTCCTGATTCTCTTTGGATATGTCGTACGAATACACAATGTGCCCGTTTCGACGGCCAGGCTTGAAGTAATTATCTCGGTAGTGGGAGATGTACTTGCCCAAGCGCTCTCCCCGGTCCAGGAGGTACATTTGGGCCCAAAGGTCCATGAGACCGTTGGGTGCTGGGGTACCGGTCAAACCTACTATTCTGGAGAGCGAAGCCTGGACGTGCTTAAGAGCTTTGAATCGGATTGACTTGGGATTCTTGAAACTGCTGAGCTCGTCGATGACCACCATGTCGAATGGTAGGCAAGATCCCCCGTAGAGCCCGCATAGCCAAGCCACGTTGTCTCTCCCGATGGTGTATACGTCTGCCTTCTTGGCGAGAGCCTCACGACGTTGACGTTCTGTTCCGATGATGCGAGACACTTTAATGTGCTTCAAGTGGTCCCATTTCTCGACCTCCTGGGTCCAGACTGACTCGGCTACTCTTTTGGGAGCTATGACTAATACTCGTCGGACCTCGACCTCTTTAAACATGAGCTCGTTGATGGCGGTCAAAGTAGACACTGTTTTACCCAACCCCATGTCCAGGAACAGAGCACAGTGCGTATGGCTTATTATGTGGTCAACAGCTTGTAGCTGGTATTGATGGAGATCATTTTCGGTCATATTCCAATGCTAACATTTTACAACCCATGGTCGTGTCTATCACCTCGACTCGAAAGCCCATTGCTTTCAGTTTCTGGTGCATTAATGTCTGTATTTTTCTGGGCTTTTTGCCGAATGCTTTCAACTCAACGAAAACGACTTCGCCACCGGGGAACAGACAGAGACGGTCAGGGAGGCCAGCATTGTGAATTGCGGGGAGTTTCAAACACCAGCCACCAACTCTCTCCACCTCAGTGACGAGCCGTTTCTCAATCGAGTTTTCGCACGTAATATTTTTGCTTTCCATAAATGGGGAAATTTTTAGTAGACTTGCACGGTTCCCATTCGGGCATGCTCTTCAACAAGTCATTGATTTCTCGGGTCTTATACCGGTCCATGTCCTCCCTGTTCCGCCCAAGACATTCGCACCATATTTCAGCAACACATACGTAGTCTCGGGGGGTGGTCCCTTTGGGGTTTAACTCATCGACCAGGAAGTCTCTTCTCTGGTAGAGGTCCATTGAGTCCCAGTTGTCCGGGAGTTGACGTTCCAAGTACGCCTCAATGATGCCTTTCCGTTCATCCGACTCGCTGTGCGAGCTTTGCTCGTTTTTGGCTATTTTCTCGGCTTCGTGGCTCAAATAGAGTTTCTCCTTGGACCGGTACAGTACAACTGCCTCAGCCCATATCTGGTCTATCTCGTCGTCCAGTTCCATGAATAAGTCTTTTTTGGCATTGTTGGGGACCACGTCCACTGGCATGAAGCGTCTGTTGCCAGTGGGGTCTCTCAGGAATTCGCTGTCGTTGGTGGTGCCGAAAAAGACGCATTGCCGGGGATATATCTCAGAAGTTCTGGCATACGCTGGTCGGAATGAGTCTTCGGACTTAGATATGAAATGCTTCACTGACTCAACCTCCGCTTTGCGGAGACCGGAGAGCTCAGCTATTTCAATAAGCCATGCACCCTGGATCTGCTCGAGAGCCTCCTTTCCTTGGACTGTAAGGAATGTATCGCTAAACCAGGATTTTCCCAATTTTTTGATGAACGTACTTTTGCCGGATCCTTGAGGTCCTACGAGCATAAGCACAAGGTCGAATTTGACCCCCGGATTCATAACCCGGGCAACTGCTCCAACCAGCATCTTGCGGATGGCTTCGCGAGAGTAGATGTTGTCGTCAGCCCCCATGTAGTCAATCAGGAGTTTGTCTACCCGTTGGATACCGTCCCATTTGAGGTCATTGAGGTAGTCCAGAATCGGGTGGAAGTGGTTGCGTTCAAATTCCAGAGCCATGGCATCGTCGATCTTTAGCGAGGACGTTATGCCATATACGCAACCCAAATAGTTCCTGACCCCGGAATAGTCTACGTTCTTGACCGGCTCCGGCTTAACAACCCGACGCCACGGGAGATTCCCAAAAACATACCTCTTACCGTCAAAGTCGTTCTGTCTGAACAGTCTTTTGAATCGGGGGTCGTTCGCAAATATCAGATTGAGGTTGGCATCCGACGACAGATATGTTCCCCGGGTGTCGACCTCCAGCTCCTTCATCCACTCGACGCTCTCAGCCTCCGGGTCAACCTCCTTCTCGACGGCTTCCTCCTGAGTCCGGTCATGCTCCGGATCGGCAAACTCGTACTTGGCACTGTTGATGTGGTCGTTGGCTATAGTCGTCTTGGTGTCGGGGTCATTGCGTACGAACTCCTCCATTGCTGACACACTTGGCAACTTCGACGAGGGATCCTTTACCTTGTCGTCAAGGTGGCCGAATTTGTGTATGCGGACCAGGTCAAACGCATTGCAAAGTTTACCCCCACACGGGTCAGTTCCATGATGGGAATAAGCGAACTTGTCCTCATACACGATCAGACCAGCCGAGGCGCTGCCTTTTGTGTAAGTGTATCGGTCTTCCAATGCTGACGGGACATAGGTGTCGGAGAGGAAGGTCTCTATTGCTTCGGGTATGGAGTACGTCCTACAGAACGCTCCTATGAGCCCCCTCTTTATGGTTGGGTCCTCCTGCTTCTTAACGGCTCTGTCGACAGCTTCGAAACGGGACGAAGCTGTGGGCCAAAGTGATGAGTCCTTCCAATCGGCATAGGAGTTGAGGACCTCGTCAGCATCAATCCATGGACCGTCCTGAACCCTAAAGTAGTAGTCCATGTCCTTCGGCGTAGAAGGCCAGAACATGAGTCGGTTGGTCTCGAAAGTTGAATTGTCGAAAAGGTCTATGCCGATTATCCCGGCAATTTTTCGGCTTATAGCCACATACTCATCAGCCGTGACTTCTCTGCTCAGTGGCATTATTAGTCGGTACCGGGGAGACGCATCCGAGTGTTTGTGAGTCCCATGCAGAACAGCTGCATTGTCAAACTGGAGAGTAAAGTCATCCCAGAGGTCTTTGTGGGCAAAGTCCAAGTCGAGTGTCATCAACTGTCTGTGGACCACATTGGCCGGGCTTCTTTTGCCCCCTCTCAGGTAGCCTCCAACGTATCCGCCTACGTCTTTTATTTTGAGCTGGTCTTCCTTGCTTGCAGAAACAAACTCCTTAAATGTTTCAGTGGTCTTGTTCTCCTCCCCGAGTCGACTGACCAATTCAGACCATTTCAGTTTCTTGTTGCTCCATACTTTTGATCTTGCACTCAGTCCGATTGCAATATCAAGTTCCCCGTCGTATGTCATTAGTCTTTCTTATAAAATTTAGTAACGTATCCGTCTGCTTTGAGAGGTAACCCCATTGGCAAGCAGTTCAGCCAAGGAAGATCCTCTTCCATAACTCTACACATAGTTTCCAGACAATCCCCGGCTCGGTCTTCGTCTACCTCTGCAATGGCTTCATCATGGACGTGCATTACTATTTCGAAGTCTTTCATAATGCTTAGTCTGTACATTGCTTCGGCGAGAAGATCCCGGGAGATTGCCTGGACTATGTTCTCCACCAGTTTGCCCCCGTATGTCTCTACCTCTGTCCATCCTACTGACTGGACCATGCCGTCGTAGACAATGCCAGTCTGCCCGAACCTGTTGGGTCTCACACGGGGATTTCTGTAGTATAATTTTCTCCCAGCCGGGAGAGCTATCGTCAAATTGGTCCCGTCATGTTCAAAGACGAGACAACTTACTTTCTTGGTTTTCCTGGTCTGGACGCACTCGATGGCCTTCTCGTTCACCTCCGCCCAAAACTCAACAATTTTAGGATTGGCTCGACGCCAAAGAGCTACGATGGAATACATTTCCTTTTTGGACAGCTTCTTCTCTTTGTCCATCTTCTCCATTGCGTTGACCGACCCCTCATATCCGAGTGCCAATTCTGCCGTCTTACCACGCTGTCTGAGGTCCGATCCTTTCGTAACCTGCTCAATGGGAACCCCGAACATGAGTGATGCTGATGCCTCATAGATCTTGCCATGAGTGTTGAAGACGTCGAGTCGCCACTTCTCTTGGGCTAACCAAGACAGGACTCGGGCCTCGATAGCACTAAAGTCGGCTACTGCAAACATTTTCCCCTCTGGGGCGATGAAGGCTGTTCGGATGAGCTCGGACAAAACATTCGGGATATTGCCGTAACACATTTCGATAAGGTCGTAGTCTCCTTTCTCCACCATGCTTCGAGCAAGGCTCAAGTCCTTCATGTGGTTTTGGGGGAGATTTTGGAGCTGAATCATTCGACTCGACCAACGTCCTGTTCTGTTGGCTCCGTAAAACTGGAATAGTCCATGGGCTCTCTGGTCTTTGGCAGCGCAGTTGAGCATAGCAATATACTTCTTAGTAGAAGTCTTCGACAAGGCAAGCCGTCCCCCGAGAACCTCTTTGACCAAGTCGGGAGCATCCGGGGTATTTTTAAAATATTCTAGAATCTCAGGTTTGCCAAGTGCTGGGAACTCGAGCCCGAAGTTGGTTTTGAGCCATGTCTTGAGCTGAGCTAAACTGTTAGGATTGTCCAAGCCCGTTAGCTCCTTCATCCGGTCGGTCATCTCCTCCGTGTACACCTCATCAAAAGAGATGGCGTTTCCGGCCATGTCTAAATCGATCAAGATGCCCCGATCATTGATGCTCTGGTCTACCAGGTAGTTCCGGCGTTCGAACTCCGGGAACGGGAATTGATCCAGCTGTTCCACGATCTCGCGTTCTGCAATCACGTCATATTCGGCATACGTCTTGAACTCGTTCCACTTGTCCGGGTCGTCGTCCGGCATGTTCCGAGTCCTCATCCCGTTTGACTTGGTTGGCTTGCACGGGGAGCAGAAAAACCGGATTAAAGCTTTACCGGTCGACTTCTTCCCGTGCTCTCCGAGGACCAACGCCTTGGAGAGTTCATCCAAAGCCAAAGGCAGTCCGCAATAGGCTGCTTTAGTCATTGAGCAATACAATTGATCAACCGGGATAGGTAGTCCTATACGCTTAAATACGAGTCTCTCAAATACTGCGTTGTGCGCCCATTTCTCGATCCCCGGGTCAGTTAAAGCGGAGATGAAATAATCGGGGAGCTCCTCTCCTTTGGCCAGATCTATCACCTGAACGGGAGAGGTGTCAAAGGCGAAAGATACTATAAGGAGCTGAAAGCCCCCCGATTCTATGTATTTATAGGCGCCCGTGGATTTAATGTCCTCCGGGCTATATGTTTCTGTATCGAAATATAAGCGTCTCGGCATGTTAATTATTGTTAAATTTGTTGCTGGGCGGGGATTCGAACCCCCTAATCCCAAATAAGACCCAGCATACCAACCTACATAAGGTCGTCGTCCCACGGGTTCTGGCCGAAGTCCTCTTCTGCAGAAGATCCCCCGGAGAGACGTTCTCCGTCAGCCAACTTCTGGAGGTTGTTCAGCCCGCAAGCAACGCCTTTGTTGCCATTCGTGTTGAAAACGTAGAAGTTGATCGACGCCCGGCCATAGCATCCGGAGTAGAAATCCTCTTTTTCGATGATGGGGTTGAGGTTGACGTCCACGATGCCAGGACGGTTGTCCGAGTTGGCATTGACGAACATGTGCCCAGCATACTCCGGATTGTCCGGTCTTTCGGTGTCCCCGTCACGGAGGGGGTTCTTCCACGTCGGGGGAATCTTGCCGCCCAATTTGGCGATGCCTTCTTTGAGAGCCGTGTCGATGGCCTCCTTGACCCGAGACAGAGTTGCCGAGTCAGTCTTCGGGATGAGAATGGATACCGAGTATTTTGCTCGGTCAGAACCCTCCATCGCCCGGGGTTCCCATACGTTGGCGTAACTGAACCGGACTTTGCCGGTTACTACTTTGGTTGTTGCACTCATAGTTGTGAAGTTTAGTTATTAGAAAAATCGAGTTTTGCTTGTTCAATTCCCATTGCCGGACGCTTGTCAGACTCGGGGACGAGAGTGGGTTTGCCAGGAGCTTTGATGACGAGGTCCCCGACCAGTGAATCGAAGTCCTTTTTGAGGAGCTTCTCGATTGCCGGGATTCCGGCCAGTTTGACAACTTGGAACTGATCCGGGGTGTAGTCGCATGCGGTAAGAACTTCCTGAACTGCATTCTCATCAGTCCATTTCCGTATTGACCTTCCTTCGACTACCTTATACCCAGGGATCTTCTCTCCCGATATGGCTTTGGAGAGCAGGTGCTCAGATACAGCATTTACCCATTCTTGAAGCATGGGGGCTTGCTCAAAAATCTGAGCGAGCTCCTCAGTGGTTAGGAGTTCGGGCTCTTTGAACTCGTGTTTGGCCAAGTCCAGATTGTGGTCTGCCATCTTGCGACACAAAGCTTTGACTTTACACCACCTGCACCAGTGCCCGACTTGGAGTTCCCCCTCCCCGGAGTAAGCAAGAGCTGCTTTGGGTTTCACTACCTCCTCACCCCATTTGTAGAGGTCCTCGGGAGTAATCTCCCATGACGAGATTCGCTCCTGTCTGGGCTGGACAATAGTCAACTTCACCATGTTGATGTCGTAGGCCATTTCGAATTTGGACAATGCCCCGAGAGCATACAGCATCAACTGAGCATTGTTCTCAGCGAAAACCGGCACTCCAGTGCCAAACTTGAGGTCTATGATCTCCATGACCCCGTCAGCGATAATGCAAGCGTCTCCTGTGCCGAATCCTTGTTCGACCCAAGCTGAGAAGTCCAGTCGCTCCTCCAAGAGAACGAGAGCGTCTTTGGTTTTCCGCAGAGCTTCCGTATACTGATCCGTTACGTACTGGCAATAAGCCATTACGGGCTCATCCATGGCCTCAGTGTAGAGGTCACTCTTCTTCAGCTTCCGGAGTTCAGCAGACGTAACGTCAACAGGCGTTATGAGGAACCTCGCTCGGAGGTAACATTCTGCCATCTCGTGAGCCAGAGTGCCCTCTTCGGCATACTTGGAAGGCTTACCGGTTTCTTCAACTTTTTCCTCCAGTCTGGCACTGGGGGTGCAGTTGATCCACCGGTCTGCCTTTGATGCCGAAAGCATGGCGTGCTTACGAGATGAATGATTCGGGGTTCCCATTACGCAAGGTCTTTGAGGAATTCGTAGAACGCGTCGTAGTTTTGGGCATCCAGTCCCGTCACATTCTTCGCTCCCAGTTCAGTGAGCTTTGCCCGGATGGTTTCGCGGTGGTTGTCCACCTTACTTGCCAGGAGAGTCCGGATGTCCTGAATGGAGACAGCGGGGTCGGAACCCAAAGAGGAGTTCGCATCCATCGGCATGGGTTCGGGCTCCTCAGTCTTTTTGGGGGCTGGAGCCGGAGCCGGAGCTGGCTTCTTCACGTCCTGTGCAGGGACTGATTTCTTGACGTCAGTCGTCTTAACTGTCACGGGATTTGCTCCGATAACCTGACAGATCTTGCGGACCATTTCGAGATCCTGAGTTTCTTCGAGGTTTGCCTCGAACTTAATTTCTACTTTCATTGGCTTGATGATTTTTGATTATGGTGTTCAGAAGTTCAATGTACTTGCTGAGAGGTATAGCCGGGTCATGGAGAACAGTTTCATGAAACAGGGACCCGAGGTGGAACACCTTCGTCTCTCCCGTTTTGACCGATAACTCGGCTCTGTAGTTCCCGTTTGTCAGAATACATGTCTCTCCTTTAAACTCGGAGTTCCATGCTCCTCTGTAGAGGTCGTCGACAGATACACGGAGCCAAGCTGCTAAACGGGAGACTTGCTCCGAATTCAACAAGGTTTTTCCGTTGAGAACCCGGTTGAGAGCTGCTCGGGGGAACCGGTTATCGGGGAACAGAATTTCTGCCACTTCTTGAAGCCTGAGCCCTCTCTGTTCAATTAATTCTCTGAGATTGATAGTCATTGTGTTGTCCATGTTGTTTATCCCAAATATAATCAATTTTCCCCTGATATTGAAATTTTTTCAATCTTTTTAATGAAAAATGTTTACTTGGTGAGGAGGTAGACCACCTGAGCAATAAATATGCTCCTCCTGCTGGGGTTGACCCGGGCATATACTTCTCGTAGAGGCTCAATGGCTTTCTCAAGCTTGAGGTCCTCTCCTTTCCTCTTCAACTCCTTGAGAGCCTTATAGACCCGGGTCCTTTCCTGCCATTCCCGAACTTCGGCTTTGTCGTTCCACCAACCAGACACGGGGACAAATTTTGAGCTGAGCACATAAGCTGATTTGCCGTCCTCTGAAAACGGCTGTTGAGTGATGGCTCCAGGAGTACAGTTGGGGTTGATCTTCTTCTCGAACGATACGGGTTCCATGGGTGTAGATCCCTCCCCCGGAAGCTTGTCCATTTTCATGTAGTGGAATCCGAACTCATCTTCGTACTTGAATACTACGTATTTTTCGATCTTTTCCATAGTTATTTGTTTAAGGTTCTTGCTGATATTCTACATTTCTCGCCGAAGTAAGTGAAGATCTGACCGTTAGCTGCAATGTCTTTCAGTTCAGTCTCAGTGTAAGGCTCGTACTCACCTTCAATATTGATTCGAGTGGCTCCTTGGGAGTTAGCCAAAGCTCTGAAGGAAGTGAAGACTCCCTCCACGTATCCCATTCGGGTGACGATAAGTACCGATTTTACTGTTCTCATAGTTGTGTAGGTTTTTGTTTACACTACAAATATAATACTTCTGCGGTAAATACTACGATAAAATCAGCATTTTTTTCCGTTTGTTTTGAGAAGCCCCATCATGGCAATTTCGAGAGGGTTGGGTGAAGCTGGTTCTGACTGTCTTTGGGCTTTCGCCAACCTCTCCCACATTGAGCCAGCTTTAAACCCGATGAATGCCAGGAGCTTCTCCTTTCTTGTGAGGGGCTTGTCGCTTTTAATGCCTAACCGGTCAAGGATAGTCTCAATTCCCTCGTTGACAAAATCAGCCTGATTCCCGACTGACTCTCTGCTGATAACCCCGAGGAGAGTCTCTCCTACATTGCTGGGATCTTTCAGCTCCTTGGATACGATTCCGTTGTAATAGTTGTCCGATTCGGGGTCCGGATCTGCCGGGAGGTCCCAGTTGAATTTTTCCATAATAACTGGCTTGAATTTATTGAGGGTTAACATTTCTGAAAGTTTTTCCTCTTGATGAGGTCCTGTACCTATTAATAAGTAGTTAGTATCTGTTCAGCCACTCAAGATATGAACCTACCCAATATTTACCGTACTTGAGCCTAAACACTTCTACGTCAAAATAATTTGGCAAAGTGGCTACATAGGCCTTAGCGGCCTCTCTGCTGGGGTGAAGTCTTTTGAGTCTCATAGCTTTATACTATCTAAAAATTGGTACTAATTTACCGCTGTCAATCGCTTCGGAAAGCCACTCGGTAGGGTACTGACAATCACGCTCCTTAATATAGATGAAGGTGGCATACTCCTCGATGGTAAGAACTTCGTTTTTCGTTGTAACTTTGTAGGTCTGTGTTTTCATTGTCTTATCCTTTTGTTTGTATCACAAATATAAGAAAAGTTTTTTGAAGTAAAAAATTTTTTGATTGAAAAATGAGAAAAAAGTTGGGACCCAAGGATTAAAACTGTTTGAACCCGTAGCGGGTTATTTTACGTGCCAAGGTTTCGGCATCCATATATCTCATTTCTAATTCAGTTCCTACCATGTGTACAAACGATCCTCGGAATGAATGTAAAACTTCCATCTCAGCTCCACTCTTAGTCCGGTATTTCTCAATGAAGTCTGACTCAGTTATGGGGTCAAACAGGTCTTCTTCGTTGTCTGCCCATTTTCGGGTCATCCCGTTTTCCAGGAGTACGTTCCTGAGTTCCGTAACGGTGCGGCAGAAGGTGTGGATGCCATTGTTGAAGGTAAGGCTGAATGCCCCGGAGGCAAATTTGTTTATCTTGAGTTCGAGTCCCTGTTTGTTGGTGTAAGTGATGGTTTTCATATTGTAGTTTGTTTTTGTTTGTATCACAAATATAATACTTCTGCTGCAAATACTACGATAAAATGCTGGAAAAATAGCAGAGAAACAATAAAATTTTTATTGTTCCGGCCCCTAAGTGATTGATATTCAATGGTTTGGGTGCTTTTCATTGGGGGGACCGGAACAATTGGAACAATGGTTCTGTGCACTCTATTTGGTGATTTCTCATTTCCTATATTGGTCATTATTTCCTTCATATTCCCTATTCAGGTTTTCCTCCTAAATTATTGTTCCAATTGTTCCGGGGGGGGTTAATCAATTGAATATCAATCAATTAGGGCCGGAACAATCATTGTTCCACATTGTTCCACATTGTTCCGGCCCTAAGTGATTGATTATTAATGGTTTGGATGTTTTTCATTGGGGGGACCGGAACAATGGAACAATGATTTCACCAACTTTTTTAGGGGGGCCTGTCGAGATTTTTGCCAAAACAGGGGTTTTATCAACTTTTTTAGGGGAAGCCCCCCCTGATTTGTAAACAAAGAAACAATAA